TCAGCATCATGTTTCATCAAGAATTGATTTGAAAAGAATATCACCGTCACGACAAAAGCCTGTTGCGGACATGGATTCAGCCCGAGAATCCAATTATCAGTTGGATCATCAACGCTGACCTGGCGCGGCATAATAGCCCGAGAATTTGTGTCTAACTGAGTCTTGGAGCGTCTGAGATAATACCGCGAGGGTATTCCAAGAATATTGTTGTCCTTCATCGCACGGATTATCGTGCAACGCTTCATTTCGTACTGCAAGCCGTTGTACAGCAAAACCGCGAGCACCTCATCTACGCCATGTGGTAAAGGGTGCTCGCGTGAGAATGCTGATGTATTGCCTGCAGGTAACTGCGCTACAGCTGTAGTGAACGAATAGACCATTTCTTCTGGCTGGCAACGAGACGCCATGATTTTGGCGCCTTCGTTGAGCCAGTCGTTAAGAGTCAAATCAGTCCACAGGCTATTAGTGGGATCAGGCTCTTTAAGCTGTTCCCGCAAATGCCTTCTGAGATAGCCGAGATTCATAGACTACCTCCCTGGCGCAATTATATTGGCGCAAATACTTCGATCGTGGCATCACTCCCTGACGAGTTTGCAGTGAAAGCGTTCCATGTGGCGTTCTTATAAGCACCTGAACCGGTTTCAGTAGCTTGTCCTGCGGCTCCTGATGTTGTCGTTCCTGTAAGCGGATCGCCAACGGAAACGCCAGTTTTAACGGTTCCGTAAGAATGACCTCCCACTTGAAGCCAGAAGTACGGTTTTGTTGCGTAAGTCACTGCAATTTGAGCAAAGCCTAAAACTCTCTGCCCTGCAGCTGCAGCAGGTTTAACCCCCAAACCGTTAGCTGTCGACGGATCAAGCGTTACTGCCATGTACTTTGTGATATCTGCAACCGCGCAACAGTACATCCATTTAGCCATCAACCCGTTGATGTCTGTTTCATATCGTATCGTACCAAGCGGATAGAGAAGCGGCGCGGCACCCGCTTCCTCCAACTTGTCTTGGAACGCAATACCGTTACCAATTCCCATAATCTATTCTCCTGTAAAAGTTCTATTCCGTATTACGGATCAATTGTGTTGCGATACCAGATGCAATACTAGGCAGCAGTCAAGCCGCTAATGTATCCCTGGTGATTCGGGCGCCTACATACCGGGTTCCCAACAAACAACACGTGTTTGATGATGCTGTCCTGGTTAACCGGAGTTTTGAACGGTGTGGCTTTGAAGTTGTACCCGCGAAGAACGTACAGATCCCAGTCGGACATCGTCAACGCATACAGATAACCGTTGTCGTTGATGTTGTCCGCAACGACGATAGGTTTGAAATTGAATTGAAGACTAGTGAAACCAGCTTTACCAACTTCCTCGTCGACCATCTCACGCTGAATTACAGTACACAGAGAATGATACTTGTTGTAAATCAACTGAGAAGTTACGAACAAATCAGGCTGCGGTAACGCGCCTGCCAACTCCTGCATCTTAGGAATAGTGAGAATCGAAGATGCGTCCATAGTTACGCTGTTTTTCCAAAACTGAATAGTGGTATTGGCATTAGCCGCAATCACACATCCCGCATTCCAAAAAGCGTTTCCGACCTGAGCCGTATTTTTGCCCCCGGTTGCGCTCGCTCTTGTAATACCGCCATACCCACCAGTTAAATTACCGTCTGTCGAGTATTGAATGGCAGCCAACAAGCCCTGCAAGCCAAGATTGGGGTTGCCTGCGTTAACGACACCGCCGCCTGCAATCGTACCGTCCAAGAAAGTATCAATGTCCAAGTTATCCATGAGAGATTCTTGAGCGTTTGAAACTTCTTCTTCCAAAAGGTCCACAATCTGCTCTGCGCCTGTGTTTTGGGCGATGTCGGTATTATTTAGCACCACTGCAGATTTATAACCGCGCCAGGGGAATATGACAGTTGTTTGATTATTCTGCCCGGTGGTATCAAGCGTACTGCCGCCCATGCCCCACCTTCCGACCGTGCTGTTTTTACTGTGACGAATCGGCACTCTAATGTCCCTTCCGCCAGCTTCCTTGATTCGTTTCTTGAAATAGAACCAAATGATATTTGTGAGGAATACGTTATCCTCAAGGCGTTTCACGAAATGTTTATTGGTTAAAGCGTCGAGCTTACCAATACTGACCGATACCGTCATAAGCTATCTCCTTATCTCGTAAGAGTATTAGCGAAAGCCCATTTGCTTGAGCTCCGCTACCATGTCCTTTGCCCCGCCCCGCAAAGAACGATCAGTTGATTTAGCTTCTGGCGGTTGGTAAGCTCCCCCGCCAGAGCTTACGACTTGCGTCTTCCTTATCGCTTCTTTTCGCTTTGTGTCAAGCTCGTTGGGCGGTTGTTGAGCTTTAACTTTGGTTTGCAATTTGCCCGAAAGAATATCGTCCATTGCCTGCTGAGTGTAAATGTGCTTGAACCAACCGTTGAAGTCAGCTCCCGCTGTCCTGGCTTGCCTAACCTGTTCCCTTGCCTGCCGCATAAGTTCAGGTTGTAGATACTTGTCCAGCTCAGGATAGTTCTCCCGTGCAAACTTATAAGCGGCGTCAAACTCTGACACCGCTTTGGTTTCAACATCTCTATTACGCTCGTTCCGTAATTGATATACCTCTTGCTCAAGCTGATAGGTTCTTTGCTGCGTCTGAATAAACTCCGCCATAAACGGATCTTTCTCAGCTATCTGCTCAAGCTGCTCGCTTGTCCACTTCATGAACTCAGGAGCTTTGGGCGGAGGTGGGGGCGGCGGTGACGGCTGTGCAGCCTTCGTAAGAGCCGCCTCGATTTGACGATTGCGCGCCTCCACCTCAGCATCAATCCGAGCTTTATGGATCTCAAATTTCTCGTCAAGAGTTAATTCGCGTTCCGGCTCAGAAGTTTGTGGTTCTTGCTCGTCAACCTTGTGCTGCGTTTCGGGCAGCTTATCCAGATCAAGCCCCTCACTATCTTCAGCAAAAGGTCTGGGGTTTTTCAAAATGGCTTCAAGATCGTCAGTTGTGCTACTCGGTTCCCCTGAGCGCCTGTGCAGTTCGTCAAGCTGCGCCAACGTCGAATCATCCACCACTGCATCTCCAAGCTCCGCAAGCATTTCAGCTCTGGGCATAGCTTGAATAGTACCTCTGGATTGAGGTTTTTGTTCTTGTCCGTCTGTCATACATCACTCCTTATAAAAGCGCGCCCGGTGAAGGCGTCGAGGCACTTTGCGACATCAAGGAGTGTTCCATCGCTTCCTCTGCGAACTCTTGTTTCAGATTCAGCTTAACTTTGGTAATGCGATTGAGATAGTTGTCAATCTCGACCGATTCCTTTTCAAAATTCATGCGCTTTAACGCATCGCAACATGCCTTCCCCTGCACGAGGAGCGTGTTCATTTGACTCATAAGCTGCTGTTGATCTGGTGAAAGTCCTGGTTGTCCTTGACCTTGACCGACCATTTGGGGTCCCCCGCCAGGCTGTTGCGGCGAAGGCACAGCGTTTTGAGCTGCCTGGTTCTGATTTCCAGACTGATTCATTAGCGAAGCTAAAATTTGTTGTGGGTCCATGTATCAAGAGATATCACAGACCCACAATAAATACTATGTAATGCGTTAGTATTACTTCAGTCGCCTTTCTTCTTACCCTTCTTACCTTTGCCCGCTTCGTGCATAGCGATTGCTACAGCTTGCTTTTCAGGTTTTCCCGCCCGTCTTTCGGTACGGATGTTTTCAGATATCGCTTTCTTACCCTTTCCTTTGTTCAACGGCATACAAGCCTCCTTTGTTAGTCTTCTCGAATTAGTCCTCAGATTTTTTACGCGGCGTTTTCTTGCTTTCCATATCTGTGTCGCCACGCGCCTCACCGTAAGCCACAGCCATCGCTGGTTTTCCGTTGTCGGTAGCACTGCGCTCCACACTACGAATACTCATCATGGGCTTTGTAGTTGTCTTCTTACCCTTATTCTTTCCTGCTTTGAATGCCATAACAAATCTCCTTTAGCTTGGCGTCACTACCTCTGCGCTATCTAACCCTAGCACAACAATTTCTCCGAAGGATGAATAAACGCTGCTAGGGTTATCAAGATATAACGTGATGCTTCCAGCAGTGACATAAGGGGATGCCAAGAGGGGCTTGCCTTTTCCAACGCCCCATTTAGTCAGCGGCGACCCTGAAACCAATCCCACATTTACCCCGGTGTCGCCAAGATCGACAACTGCCAGCCAGATGAGACTCTGAACCGTAATTACGACCGCAAAATCAAGCTGGCTTGGAGGCAGCGAATACGACCTGCGAATCAAACGATTAGCCACGTCTAACGGATATCCGTTTGAAGATTGATAGTTAACGGCGTACTGGTCAGTACCGTTGCTGCCGTCGCCAAAGCCAAGCATGACACTAGCTAATACGTTTCTAGAAGTTGGTATCGTCATATCGCCCTCGAATCAAGTTGCTTTCTGCCCGCCGCCCCGTCTTTATTCTTACGCCTGACTATGCCAAGCTGAGCCTGGCGCACGTCATCTTTATCCATTTGCGCTGCAACTTGCTCAGCGTTTGGAACTTTAAGAGCTTTAAGAGCTGTAATTCTCGGGATGAGATCAAGCTGCCAAAGCTTGATGTACAAAGGTCCGCCCTGTTCTTTACTGCCAGGTAAGCCAGAGCCCACCTCGATACCAATCTCGAAGTTGCCCATCTCTGCCGGCGGAGATGTCCACTTGAGAGGTATCGGTTTTTGAGTCGCGGGGTCCATAATCTGAACGGTAAGATCTTCCGGATAGAAAGTGCGTATCATCCACTCGAGTTGATACCCCAAACACTTCAAACTGTTCTCTAAAAGCCGAGCACGAAATCTCAGGCGACTCGAAGACGACACTTGCAGCCCTTCAATAGCGCCGGCAGACAACTGAGAACCTTTCTCAAGTTGCCCGCGCATAACAGCCTGGACGCCTAAAACGTCGTCAAATATTCCCTTGAGCCAATTCAAAAGAGGCCAGATAAATTGTGGCAGCTCCGCAGGCGGAAGCCTTTCAATGTGCGAGCCTGGCGTAATTGGGAGCACTAACCCCGGATCATTTACCAGCAAATTGAACTTGCGCGGTGAGTCAAAACAATTACGGTCGGCTATCCACGGCGCATTCATGTTAACCCTGGCATTCCGGATCATGTCTTTGTGCAGCCGATTTATCTTGTCCTCGATAACGCCAAGCAGTTCAACATCAGACCAGGCAAAAATTTCATCCGATATCCGCACGGGAAACAGCGTGTAAGGCGGTTCCCCATGCGGAAACGGATTATCTCCGTCGTAAAGCAATATTTGACCCGCACAGACAATTAGACGACCGTGCGGATACCTTTTCTCCCAATGCCCCTCTACCGCCTGTTTGCCCCTCTCTCCAGATAAGCCTCTGACCCGCTTAGCGTCAATCGGAATTTCATCACCGTTACCGTCGAGCTCTGGCACAAATACTTTTCGCTCATCGCGTAACCAACACTCTTTCACCAGCACTCGTTGACGCTGCCCTATGTGAAAGTTTCCAATCGGTACGACGTCGTTTTCTTTTGCGCAGCGCATCAATGTGTAATCGTTCTCTGGTTGAACTAGATGCCCACGTCCGGGGAACCTCGCACGCACGTCCGCCGTATCTTCCGGCTCAGCAAAAATCCAATATCGGGAATCTTCAAATCGAGTTCCCTTAGCTAATGGGTCCGGGTGAAAGTACTGCGGGTTGATTGACCGCATGGTTATCCGCCCGTCTTTTGTGTACGGTCCAGGATGACCCTCCTCAAAAATCATTTTGAGGATTCCCATGAATTGCGTTTTCTGCTGATAGATAACCTGCGCCAAAAGCATGTCGTAATTATTTGCCGCAAGTTCTCTTTCAAAGAAGTGCGCCAGGGCGTCAACGAAAGCATCTTGTTCAGCATCCCGAGAATGCGGCTGCGGCTGCGAAAGCCCCTCACACATGAGCGCAATCGATTCCTCGATAGCCTGCGGAGTCATCGGCATGTCGGTTTTATCAACGCCGGCTTTAGTAGCAAGACGCTCAAACATTTGTAGACGGTAAGCCGCTTTCGCCCATCTGGTTTTAATATCCTTCCACTTATTTTTAGACTCCATAAGGAGATCTTCAACAAGCTGAACGGTTCTTTCTTCGTACTCGTCTTCCGAAGTTAACCCTTCGTATATGTAATCGGGCGTGTCTCTACGATAGGTGCCGAAATATTTTGCGTCCCATTCTCTAGCTTCTGATGCCTCATCACTAGCGTCAATCCAACTCAATAGCTCGCTCATACTTTGACCCCTTGTTCATCAAGTCGACTCAAAATTTCTTCCAACGACATATCGCCGTCATCTTGACCCAGAGCACTCATGCTCATGTCTTCATTCAAATCTTCTCTAGCTTTAGCTGCACGCCTGGCGTGGTCCTCCTGAAACGGTACGACATAACGAGAAACCGCTGACTGCATCTGATAATCAATCCGCTTAGGGATATCTGCGATAAGTAAGTCAATCTCTTTATCTCTGGCTTGCAAACGCGATAGCTGCTCCTCAAACGCCTTATCGAATACCTGTTGACGCTTTTCGTTCAACCTCTCAGCAGCAGAAAGCGTTTCAGAGAAAGCCTGTTGTCTGCTCTCTAGATTAGTTTGCCACCTGTCGAGCGTGTCTATCACCAGGCGATAAGCTGTAAACGCGATAAGCGCAAACGCGCCCACAATCAGAAAAGAAACCATTAGCTCACTCATAATGCCAACCTATCCATACAAGCCCTCACGCCAATCTGAAGGGCTTCCAGGTTCGATACGGATGCGTTCCTACCGGCGTCCTGTAATCTAACCATCAAATCAAAACCGAGAAGCGCCCGAAGGCGCTTATTAATAGCTAACTGCATGTTCTCGTCGTTACCGTTGCGCGTGCGTGTTCCGTCTGCATACGGTAAAACTACAAACGCGCCCACATCAAACGCCTGCCTCATGCTCCAACGAAAACCGCCGACTTTAGTTAGCCCCCTACCACGGTAAAAATCAGTGAGAAAGTCATTCACCGTCGCCCCGAGAAGATACTCAAACAGTATCTCCGCCTCCCCGTTTTGAAGTGTGTTCTCGTTTATAGGCTCGACAAACTCGATATCTTCCTCGTCAACTTCTCTGATCGCATCCATCGCTTCTGAGCGGTCAATCGCTCCACGATTTACCAGGCGGATTGGATCTTGCTTGGCTTCAATAGCCTGGCGTAAATATTTTTTGTCTTTAGGCTGCGTCGTCATCATAAATTACCCCGTCCTCGTCGCCATCATCACCCTCCAGTTCGTCATAATCATTATCTGAAAGCTCGACGCCAGGCACAAAAGGCGCGGCAACTTTCTCGATTATGGAGCTGTAGTCCCCCTGTCCTGTCCAATTTGGATCGGCAACCATGGCATCGAGTCCGTCAACGTCCAGTTCATCATCATTATCCATGAACGAACCGCCACTTACAATAGGCACAATGTCGGGTCGACTCTGCATTTCTTCAATACACGCCCACAATCCGATGCAAACAGCAATAACTCGGTCGTCGTGGCATCCCTTTTCGGCTTGAGGCTTTTGCGTCAATGTGGGCGGCTGGATAAATGTTCCTAACTCGCCTATCAAGCCCTTCGACGGAATAAATTCCTCGGGGTGCTCGTCAGGATGCAGGCGTTCAATCATGACTCTGCGCAAGTTTGCGATAATAACCCAGCGCATATCTTCGGTCATATGCCAACCGTACTTCTCTGTTATACGTGTTCCCTGAATGCTTCCCCGCGTTCGCTGACGATAAAGATAGGCGTATTTATCTTCGATATGACTTAAGACAGCCAATCCTAACCCGTTAGTTTCCACGCATATCACAGCGTTATTGTAAGCTTTACCCAGTCGCATAGACCACTGAGCTAGTTTTTTAGTCTCGATTTTACCGTGAAGTTCAGCTACAAGATTTTGCGTTACGATGTCAAACACTAAGGCGACGCTGTAATCCTCGCCCGTTCCAGAAGCTGGGTCAATCACAATCAGATAATGCCGGCGCGGCTTAGGCTCTGAGAAAACTTCCAGGTAAGAGTTCTTACCGCGTTCAAGATACTTGACGTACTTCCACAACGACCATTCCGCAGACCATTCTCCAGTCGGGTCCAACATATCCCCGTCACGAGTTTTATCTCTATACTTCTCAATCACGGCGGACGGGATGATAGTCAAGCCGCTTGCGAGAAAGGCTTCGTCAGGAGTACAAGGAAACTCCTGCTGCATTCGTATCCATTCGCCTTTGTACTTATTGTGGCAGGTAATGAAGTACCACGCAACCTGCTCAGCAGTGAGCTGAAAGTGCTCCATACGGTCTTGCAAGTCAGGCGCCTTGTCCCAAATCTTTTCCAACCACATATCTTTAACGCGGTCGTTCTCAAATGAGGGAACGCTATGCTGAGGATCGTCCATCCACGGCAAAAACACCGATTCATAAATACTGTCACCACTTAAACCGGCTTGCCACAATTGATGAAAGGGCGTACCAGCACCAAACGCGGTGCTCTCCCAAAATATTGCAGTGTCGTCATCATCAGGAACAGAAGCTTCAAGAGCATCTTTCAGCTCGAACAAGTCAGCATAGAAAGCCGCCTCAGACCCATGAACAAAATGAATAGTCTGCGATCGTGCCTCATGGGGAGAGCCGGCGGTTGTTAGGAATAACTGGCTCCCCCCATAAGCCATATCCATGATCAACTCTTGCTTGTTGCTTCTCTCAAGCGGGATGCGAAGCTCAGGCGGAAGGTCTACATAGAACTTTCGATTTTTCTTGAACAGGTTTGACGTAACTTGTTTTAAGTGGGCGATTAGTAAGACGTTGAGATTGCGCTCTGACCACCAGCGGGCGAATCCGTAACCCGCAATAAGCGTTGACAATCCAACCTGCCGACTCTTGAGCACGATGAATCTGAGCGCCTGTCCGAATAATCTCCTCTCCTCTATCTTGTTCCATAAGTCTAACTGGTTCCTGTAACTGTAGCGGTCGAACTTTAGCTTCTGTTCTATACGCTTCTTTGTGGCTATAGTGAGATAGTTCTCCATGAACCACTTAGGATCGAGAGCCGCTTTATCTCGAACGTCCTGCAAGCCAGGCATCTTAATCGGGGCTTGCGAGTATCTGTATTGCCAATTAGCTGCTAAGTTCACCTGAGCCTGCACTTAAGATCTCAGCATACTTGTCGGCTTTAGTCTTAGATCTACCGCCAACCGACTTGCGCAACCACTTATCAGGGTCCAACCGTTCAAGTACGCTAATAATCTTTTCTGGTTTCGTCTCGCTCATATTAGGCTGAGATATAGAATTTAGCAAGTTCGACTCTGCAATCGCAACCGCCCTTTGCTTATATATGTCGAGCAAAATATTCCAATCCTTTTCCTCGGGCGTGTTCTTGAGATTGAATAACATCTCAAACAAAAGCTGTTGTCGTACAGCTTCAGACTCGGGCGTATCGTCTACCAGAGCTCGAAGCATCAAAAGTAAATTGCCTTGATACCGAAACAACGTTTCAACCAACCCTTTGTTAGTGGGCAACAGAAATGAACCGGTAAAAGGATCTCGGCTAAACGTTGTCATAGATTTTGTAAGTCAACCCCTTCAATTTAGCCTGACGAATCCATTCGTAAGCGTTTCGTTTCATTCTCTCATAGCGGTCTTCCGCCAACTGGTCTACCTTTCTTTTCTTCTCAGGCGCCAGGGGATTACCGTAAGGGTCGACAAGTAACGGCGTAACGTCCTCCTCGTCTTCTGTTTCCTGGTCTAGTAACGGTTGCTCCCCGCAATACGGGCAGACCCAATATGCAATTACATCGCCCGGGCGTAAATCCAAATCTGGTCTATTCTCGCCTATCACCGTTATGCCAGGGGAGGAAATAGTATGCGGCTGCCCCGGATTAGGCTTAGGCGTCCTATCGTTCTTGCCGCAGTCTACGCAAAAATTCTTAAGTGGTCCCCCGCGTTCGTTGATGTCGGTTAGATACCAAACTCTTGTACCCCTGAGCGTATCGTCCCCGTGACCTGGATTCTCCTCTTTGGTTACGTCGCAACCATCCCTGAAAGATTTCTTGCCTCGACGCTTACCCCGATACTCCCCGAACGAAAGACGTTCCTGCAAAACCTTGTTACCGTCTGGCGCCAGAAGCAAGTTAATCCGGGCAACCCGGTTATCTTCTTTCCTGTTGCTTTCGTATCTCCGTTTGCGTTCAGCTCTAGTAATCTTCTTACGTGTCATTGACACATCTCCCACACACGAGCGTAGCCGGCAATATCAACCATGTTATCTCGTTTTGAATTTGCCATTTGACGTGTCATTTTAAGAGCTATCATACACAGGCAAAACTGATCTGCTGTGACTTTCGTGTTAAGGATAACTTCCCACATAGCGCAGGCGTTACGCACCTGGACGCTGGCATCACCATAATCTTTACGCCGGTCGTTTGCTGTGATAACGTTAGCCTCCTCGAGCACGTTCATATCAGTACTTACTTTCACGCATTCCGGAACGCGCTCCATGTGTATATCTTTCATACTTCACTTTCCTGCGCGTATGGAGAACCTAACTGCGCGAATTTTGCAACGTCTGAATCTTGTAACAACTCCAAAATTCGTACGAAGTCTACAACGTCTGTTGCATGAACGCTTACCAGAGTACTCTCGTTGTACTCGTCGCCGTCAATCTCGTCCTCGAAAGCGTTAGTGATGAACGCGCTAGCTGCGCGCAAAACTTCTACTTGTTTTTGAAAGTAATCTGCATTCTCTTTGTGCGCGTGTACCAGGGCATCAGCAGTTTTTAACTGCACTATTATTTCTTGAATCTCGTTCGTATCTGTTGGCATTGTCTTTCTCCATCAACAAACCAATCGCTGAACGAACAACATCGCTCAACGTTACTTCCGTCTTTGTGCCGAACATTTGCCGGCGAAGCTCAATAGTTTTTCGCATGGCGAACTCATCAAGCCATTTGCGCTCTTGCTGTGACACGCGCAAATTAATCGTACTGGCGTTTTCCAACCTGCCGCATTGACAGGCTTTCTTTCCGCACACAGGACAAAGCGCCGCCATCAACCCTCTCAATGACGACTCCCGCCCCACTTGGAGGAAAGGCGGGAGTCACGTTAATCATTCCAGTTCTTCGTTACAGTACCACAGGCGTATTATCTCAGTCAATAGGCATGAGCTTGCCAAGCAGAAGCATTTCAGCCGGGCTCGCTTTGATGTCTATTACTGTCATTCTTTTGAAAGCCATGTCTTCCAAAAGGAACAAACCAATGTAAATGTCACGATAGGCGTCTGCAAGCCCCACAGGGATATTTTGCCTTGTGGGGTTAAGAATATCAGCCCGAAGTAATTCTCGAAGCCGTACGGTCACGAGAAGGGTGTCTGCGGCGCGATCTGTTACCGTCATCCCCCCGATGCGTTTCAAAACGTCTGTATGCTCCAGGGCAGCTGCCGCCCGGTTGAACTTCTGGTTGATCGACGACACATTGTTCTTGTTACTATTAGGCAACATCTTCCTCCTGTTCCTTCTCGCTATCCGTGAACCAATCTGCATGTTCCTTCGCCAGTGTAGCACGACGATTCTCGGTTATCGCCAGAACTTGAGCTTTCACAGCCGGCGGAATCTTTCCCCCCACGCTATGCTTTTCGCCCCGAATGCTCTCGTCATCCGGAAACCGCGCAAGCATAATTTGCCGCAAATGATTCAAATCGGACGGCAACCGAACGCCAGGGGGCATCGTGCCTTTGAGCACTGTGAAAGTGCAGTACCAACTGAGATTATCCTCGGCTCGTAAGCGCCGAGCTTCCTGCAGCACCCATTGCTCTTTAGGGTGCGGAACCGGAAGCTTATTGACTTTGCGATACCCGTATGACGCTACGGAAACTTCACCCCGAGCTGTAGCGGCAGCCTTCCCCACAGCGCAACGCTCACGAATCATCTCACGCTCAAGCTCTGCAAAGCTCGCCATCACGTGAAAGAAGAACTTACCCATAGCCGTACTCGTGTCGATTTGTTGTTCGGTCACGACCAGCACGCCGCCCAGTCGGTCGAGCTCATCCGAGATGCGGCACACTTCAGACACAGTACGACTGAGGCGGTCAAGCTTCGTTACGATAATACCTGTCGCCTCTTTGTGTTTGATGGCGTCCAGAGCTGCCTCTACGGAAGCTCTACCCACCGAAGCGCCAGACTCTAACGCGCAATAGCTGTCGTGAATGAAAACTTCCGTTCCGGTTTGCTTCGCCCACTTGGCGATGGCTTTCTTCTGCAACTCGACGCTCACACCCTGTTGCGTCGTGCTGGCTCTGCAAATTGCTATCAACATGTTTCCTGCTCCTGTCGGCGAATCTGTTCTCCCAAAATAATCTTTCTCGTTCGCGGCGTGACCTGCAAAATATAATACTCCGTCTGCCGTCCGCAGCCCAGTAAGTAGCACGTACCCTGAGCCGGCAAGTGCATCATCCCCCTGTGCGCCGGTTGCATCGGACGGTCCAACCTGGCGTTTATGCTTGCGCGACACTCCAGACAAATAGCGAGGTTCATAAGCCAGCCGCCTTTAGTGCAAGCTCGGTTTCGGATAATCCTCGTTCCAGTTCTGCCCGGGTGCGACGATTTTGTCCAGCCCTGTTACCGACCGATATCGAGCACTCCCACACGGCACAGGCTGACGGGCATCTATCCCACGCGCATCGATGCTGCCCCGCAGGGAGCAAAGTCGAAGCCTCGTGCAGGTGGCTGGCGTGCTCTTTTCTGCAAGCCTCGCAGAAGTAACCTCTCAGGGTCAAATACCCTCTTTTACTTATCGCCATCATATTAACTCCCATTTAGCTTTAACCCCTTTATCGTATCTTATAAAAGGTTCTTCTGCCAGGGGTAACGTGTTTTTGACGATGCTTTTGCTCAAAAACAAGAGGGTAGTGAAAGAGTTACAAGTGACTCAAAGGCTTGTAGGACAAAGCTCTAGGCACCCTCTTGTCCTCTTGCAGAAAAAACGTCCAACTCTCTATGCACACTACTTAATATACCCTATGTTACTAATCGCATTATATAGCACGCATATAAAGGGTTGCGCGTATGGTGTATGACGATTTAACGTACGAGTGTACAAGAGGGTACGTACAGTGGCTTTATGACTGCATTTGACCCTTGGGTCGGTCTGTCGCCACCCTTTTGTTTTTACGAAATGAGTTTTTTCAAAATTTTTTTATTAACATTTATTATATAGAATTTTTTTCCGGGAGGTCGAGATTATATAGAATTTTTTTCCGGGAGGTCGAGCATCGCTTTTATTCGTATGGGGGTCTGAGTTAGGTGAAGGGGCAAAAATGCTGACACCTTCAGTCAATTCTGATTTTGCCAGGCGCATCCTCAGCCCGT